GAGGCCATATACATAGGAGATGCCAGTGATGGGTTAGCTTCGCCGTGGGTTAGGTGGGCTAGGCTTCATGAACGATGTCATTCTCTTACTCTTCTAGAAAAGTTTACTTCAAAGATGACCCCTCTATCATACACGACATGGGAAAGAGATAAGCGTGTGCTAGAGAAGGAACTGAACCACATTGATAATCTTCTCAGACAAAACGTGATAGTAGTACTTCCTATGGATAATTACCTTGAAGCTTTAGGGGTTGTTAGGTCAACCAGTCCTGAGGTCCATGCGCTGGTCACTAAACGTGTGGATAGTTGGAGAAAGTCGTGAGACCCCGTCGTCATAGCTACAGATCAGACTACGAGTTACAAGTCGCTAAAAACTTAGCGGATAGAGGCGTGAAGTTTGAATACGAAAAACATAAAATACTGTACATTCCTAAAACTAAAACGTACGTTCCTGATTTTTATTTACCTAATCAAAATATTTATGTTGAAGCTAAAGGGTTCTTTTCTCCCGCAGACAGGCAGAAAATGCTTCTAGTAATTCAGCAGAACAAAGAGCTAGATATACGTCTTCTTTTTTTGAGAGCATCTAACAAGTTGAACAGGTCTAGTAAAACAACTTATAGCCGTTGGTGTGATCGTCATGGTATATTGTGGGCTGATGGTCAAATCCCGGACGAGTGGGTGGCATGATGGATGATTTTGAAGAAAAACTAATGATACTAGAACAGGCTAGCCTTCTAAAGGGAAGGTACTATCTCGTTCTTGAACCTGAGGAAGATGAAGAAAGTGGTTTCTCTATCCGTGCGTATGCAACTAGGGATATTAAAGTTGAGGATAATTATGATCCGACATATATTATTATGCAGGGTCTTATTGGCACGTTACAAGAAGAGTTTGATGAGGTGTATGATATGGGCCTTTCGCGGGTTAGTCTTGAGACGCTCGCAGAAGTGGTGGGAGAAGACAAGCTCAAACCAGAACATTTGGAAAAAGTTAAAGAAATAAAGGATAATGTAATTCAAGTTGATTTTGGTCAGACGCAATGAAAAACGATGATTGGAAAAATCCTGAACATTACAAGAAGAAAAAGTGGGAAGCTATTGATATTATTAAGGATGTGCTTACTCCTGAACAATTTGAAGGTTACTTAATTGGTAATTCATTGAAGTATCTGCTACGTGTCAATGATAAAGACACTCCTTTGATGAATGTAGGAAAGACGGCATGGTACAGTGCGCGTGGAGAAAAGGAATTGGAACAGGATGATTAACGTTGACTATTCACGGGATAAGGACTTTACAGAACAGGCTCTCAAGTTACTGAGGGACTATTACATGTTACCAGATGAGCAAAGCCCACAGGATTCTTTTGCTCGTGCCGCATTAGCTTATTGTGAGGGAGACTATGATTTTGCTCAACGTATTTATGAATATGCTAGCAAGCGTTGGTTTATGTTTGCTAGTCCTGTGCTCAGTAACGCTCCTAAAACCGGACAAAGCGCAAAAGGTTTACCTATCAGTTGTTTTCTTACTTATATTGACGACAATTTGGACTCCCTTATATCTCACAATACTGAGGTCGCATGGCTATCTGTAAAGGGTGGTGGTGTAGGAGGCCATTGGTCTGACGTGCGGGGTATATCGGACAAGGCCCCCGGACCGATTCCGTTTATGAAAGTGGTGGATTCAGGAATGCAAGCTTGGAAACAAGGCCGCACACGTAAAGGATCATATGCGGCTTACCTTGACGTTTCGCATCCTGATATTGTAGAGTTCATAAACTTTAAAGTACCGACGGGGGGTGATACCAACCGTAAGTGTTTTAATTTATTTAATGCCGTTAACATTACAGATGAATTTATGGAGGCTGTAGAAAATGACAAACAATGGGAATTACGAGACCCTCATGCGGGGGATGTCAGAGATACAATCTCAGCTAGAGAATTGTGGCAAAGAATACTTGAAGCTCGTTTCAGAACTGGGTCGCCATACTTACACTTCATCGATACCTCAAACAGAGGGCTACCAGATTCTCAAAAACAACTTGGTCTCACAGTTAGAGGTTCTAACCTCTGCGCTGAAATCACTCTCCCTACATCTGGAGAACGCACGGCTGTCTGCTGTCTCTCCAGCGTCAACCTTGAAAAGTACGACGAATGGAGTGGAACAGGAATGGTTAAAGACTTGGTCCGATTCTTGGACAACGTCCTTGAGTACTTTATTAGAAATGCACCAGAAGAACTTGGAAAAGCTGTCTACTCCGCAAAGCAAGAACGCTCAATAGGTTTAGGAGCTATGGGTTTTCACGGGTACTTGCAAGCTAATCAAGTGCCTTGGGAAACGGATGAAGCTAAACTTGAAAATGCGCGTATGTTTCAAAGAATACATCTTGATGCGACGCAAGCAACAAAAGAACTTGCGGCGGAAAAGGGAGAAGCCCCTGATATGAAGGGCACAGGGCGGCGTAACGCTCATCTTATAGCTATCGCACCCAATGCTAACAGTTCCATAATATGTGGCTGTAGTGCTTCTATTGAGCCGTTGAAGGCTAACGCCTATACTCACCGCACTCGTGCGGGTGCTCATCTTATTAAAAACAAAGAATTAGCAAAGGTCCTTGCCGCTTATGATAAGAATGATGAAGAAACATGGAAAAACATTGTATCGCATCAAGGCTCTGTCCAGCACTTGGAGTTCTTATCGTCGGCGGAAAAAGAGGTTTTTAAGACGGCGTATGAAATTAATCAGTCGTGGGTAGTTGACCATGCGGCTGACAGACAACCCTATGTATGCCAATCCCAATCTGTTAACTTATTTTTCCCAGCAGGTTCTCCAAAAGCTGAGGTTAACGCTGTTCATCTGCAGGCGTGGAGGCAAGGACTTAAGTCTTTGTACTACTTAAGAACTGACGCAGGTGCTGTGGCAGATCACGTAGGGTTTTTGGTAGACCGGGTAGCATTACAAGATGCAGAGCCTGAAGCAGAAGAGTGTGCAGTTTGTCAGGCATAGACGGCATGGAGGGTTTGGTTCCAGATGATATTTGCAATATCTGCTCCTGTGAATTCAAAATTGAAGAAGAAGGCGGTATAAAAGGTTACATTGGAATATTGCCTTTTTCTTTATGCCCAATGTGTTACAGCGGGATTGTAGACATGGTTGAAAAGACCACTCTTGACGACTCTGAGAATGATGATTAATATTTTATTTAAAGAGTATTCGTGGAGGTCTTTTGAAGACCTTTTTTTTGTCTATAATAATTAGGAATAACAAATGTCTTTATTAGAAGAATCAATAACTTACAAGCCGTTTAAGTATCCTTGGGCTGTGGAGGCCGCTACTTCTCATGAAAAAATTCACTGGGGTGAATGGGAATGTAAACTACAGGAGGATGTTGCACAGTGGCAGTCTGGTAAGTTAAGCAGTCACGAAAAAAATCATATTACGCAAATACTAAAGTTGTTCACACAGTCTGACGTGATGGTTGGGAGAAACTATCTTGAATACTATATTCCAAAATTTAAAAACAATGAAATTCGTGCTATGCTTACATCTTTTGCTAATAGGGAGTTTGTTCATCAGCGGGCTTACGCACTCCTTAATGATACCTTAGGGTTGCCTGAGGAGGAGTTTTCAGCGTTTTTGGAATACAAAGAAATGTCTGATAAGATTGAATTTATGAGCAACATCAATATCCACACAGTTTCTGGGACTGCCCAAGCTATTGCCCGTTCTGTTATGAACGAGGGCATGTCGCTGTTTTCTGCTTTTGTTATGTTACTTAACTACCAGCGGTTTGGTAAGATGCGGGGTATGTGTGAGATTGTAGAGTGGAGTATCCGGGATGAGACAATGCACACCAACGGTATGGTCAAACTGTTTAGAGAGTTTTGTGATGAGCACCCTCGTATTGTTAATGATGAGTTCAAAAAAGGTATATACGAAATGTTCCGTACTGGCATAAAGCTAGAGGACAAAGTCATAGACAATGCTTTTCAGATGGGTCCGGTAGAGGGTCTTACTTCAGAAGAAGTGAAGAAGTACATTCGGTACATTGCAGACAGACGGTTGC